ATTAATAATAATGTGCAATAATATTGGGCGGCTTATATCGAGATTAATAATAGGTAATAATATTGGGCGGCTTATATCGAGATTAATAATAGGTAATAATATTGGGCGGCTTATATCGAGATTAATTATAATGTGCAATAATATTGGGCGGCTTATATCGAGATTAATTATAATGTGCAATAATATTGGGCGGCTTATATCGAGATTAATAATAGGTAATAATATTGGGCGGCTTATATCGAGATAAATAATAGGTAATAATATTGGGTGGCTTATATCGAGATTAATTATAATGTGCAATAATATTGGACGGCGAATTTATGAGCCGCTTATATCGAGATAAATAATAGGTAATAATATTGGCCGGCTTATATCGAGATAAATAATAGGTAATAATATTGGCCGGCTTATATCGAGATAAATAATAGGTAATAATATTGACCGGCTTATATCGAGATAAATAATAGGTAATAATATTGTGCTTTTAATTTATAAGATAATATTATTAGCTAAATTTCTGAGGATAATTCTAACGGTATTAGCTTTTAATTTATTAGTTTTAGCTAATGGTAAAACAATACCTGTGAAACAAGAATCAATAATATATATTTCGTTAGAATTAAGAATGGTATCATAATAATGAATAATATAATTATATACGAATTGTTGTGCAAGATCAAAGAATAAAGGATTTATATTTTTATCATAAATGTTAAGGTCATTACATATAAGTATAGTATTTTTATCATGTAAATATTTATTAATTAAATTTTGAATGTTTAGAGATATGCCATTTGAAGATTTAAGTTGTATAAATACAATATAATAATTTTTGATACTATTATAAAGTTGCACCGATTGAGAAGTAGAAGGAATATAAAAATAATCAAAAAAGTGTGTAAGATTAAGATTAATATTTTTATAAAAGTTTTCAATAAAATAGTAATTAGAAGAAGTTAAAGTATCAAAATCGATAGTATATTTATTATTAATATTTCTATATTTTAAAAGTGATCTATGATTAATTTTAGTTGATATATATTGAGTATGACACCCACAAATTAGAATATCATTATAATAATATTTTTTATGAATGATATTATAAATATCATTATATTCATTATTTTCATTAAAAGGGACACAAATAACATTTAAATTATCATAAAAAACTAATTTAACATTATCATAATATTTATTTTTACATAAAAAAAATATTTTATTATAGAATTGTAGTAAAAAACGTATAGCGCCAATCATAAATAAATTATCACCCAAGCCATTATGACTAACTAAATATGCATTCATATATAATTATATATTATATATATATGAGTGAAAATATTTCTGTATCAATAGGTGAGTTATGGGATAAATATTCAATATTATTAATAAAGAAAGAGAAGATAAAGGATAAATTAAAATTGGATTATGTAAATAATGAGATTAAGTCATTAGATAAAATAATGAGATATTATCCATATCAATCAAATGAATTATTTATAAATTTAAAGAAAGTAAATGAGAAATTGTGGGATATAGAAGATAAATTACGTATAAAAGAATCATTAAAGACATTTGACAATGAATTTATAGAACTAGCTAGATCAGTATATTATACAAATGATGAACGTGCTGAAATAAAAAGAAATATTAATATAATTTACGATTCACTAATACACGAAATTAAAGATTATATTAATTATAAATAATATAGTAATAATTTCAAATAATTGTGAATTATACAACGTTTTTTCCTGAGTACCGGGACAAGCGAAGCTTGACCCGTTAGCTGCAGGTACTATTATAACAAACTATTATTTATGTATGATGATGTTTGTATTTATTGTAATAAGAATTTATACAAAAAAAATATGATTAATCATATAAATAAAGAATGTAATGAACGGGCAAAATAAAAATCAAAGATTTTTATTTTGCCCCCCTACTTTATCACTATACTATGTAATGTGATAATGAACGTAAAAATAAACTAGAATTAGAATTATTATATATTATATTGAGATAAAATTATATAATTTTAAATTAATTGTAGAATGGATGCATATACGCAATGAGAGTGAAAACCATTAAGATTTTTTCTTATTTTTTCGGCAATAAGTTCATCTTGTAAAATAGCAATGAATGCTATTTTGGCCCGACGATATGAAATAGGATTGAGAAGGATAGTTTGAATTTCTTCAATCATATCTTTTTCTGGAAGTTTTGGTCGGGCTTTACTCTCACGGTAATCCATTGTATATCTAGCACAATGAGGCGTAATTACTTCAGATCCGCTATGTAATATACTTGATAGATAATAGTCACCGCCTAATGGCGATGCAATACCTTCGATATTATTGAGTAGCAATAGTTCCCATATACTGTACATATTTTTTGCCAGGGTGAAAAAGCATTGACCGCGTCTTGCAATATCGAGAGATGCATTGATATGTGAATTTTTAACCCTTGTCTTACGTGTATGTGGCATATTAAATAGATTTTTCTGCTGACTTTGTGCCCAAGATATTAGAATATTACCATCAACATGTTCTTTATATATATCATCCACCTTCATTTTGTCATATTCAGGGTCATATTTATCAACCAAAGCAAATTTGATTAGTCTCCTATCATCGCAAAATGCAATCCTCATATTCGGGTTAATCTTATATAGAACACGTACACAATATGCGTAAATAGCACATCTAGCTGTTCCAGATGATGCAGGTGCATCAGATGAATAAAATACAATGTGTACATCTTCACCAATAGATTTTAAATATTCCAGAATATTATCATTTGTAGAATCGAAAAATAAGATAGGACTGAATCCTCTGCATTTCCATTGACTAATATTTTTTTTTAGAACTTTTATTCTATCACTTGGAAAAGTTGGTATACAAACAATACTTCCGAGAGGAACAATCGCTCTACTTAACACTCCATTGTAGTGTTGTAGAATAAAATTATGTTGTAATTGCAAACAGTACCTTTTACTGTTTGTTTCGTTAGCTGCGAATGGATTGAATTTGCGTTTCATTTGTGGTTAAACAAAATCATATGATTATATTTACAGTTTATTTTTCAATTTTTAATTAGACCTTTGAAAAACTAAAAGTTTTTCAAAGATTAAACTGAATTAAATATATCTTAGTTGTAAAAACATTTTATAATAAGACTGCAATTAAACGATGTTTATAAAACTAGGTGAATTTATGAACGGGCAAAATAAAAATCTTTGATTTTTATTTTACCCCTATACTATGTAATGTGATAATGAACCGTCTATATCGAGATAAATAATAATGTGTAATATTGGAGGTTGGATCAAACTGAATTAATTTTTTCTAAAGGTTTAGTTTTATAAAAATTGAAAAAATAATAATTATTTGGTATTAATTATTATCATATATTGACCTTATAAATGTCTGAACCGATTGAACCTATTTTACCCACTGATGAACAAGATGAACAAATTAATAATAATAGTTCGCCAATATCAACGATTAGATTTGGCGAAAATGAGACGTTTGATATAATAACAGAATATAAATACAATGAATTTTACAAATCCGAACCCGATATAGTGATTGTAAAGAGTAATAATGGGGATATACCATACGAAGTTGATGCATTACCAGACTTGCCTGTTCAACAGCCTGAGATTACGAGCGATTGTGATTGTAAATGCAATTGCCCGCGATATATAATAAGGCAACAGGGTGGGATTTGCGGATGTTGTGCGTGTGACCAAGAATGTGACCAAGAAGATAAAGATTTCTGGGCTACGCTCAAATATGATGCGCGCAGTACCAAAATCAAGGACACTCTTAATAAAGATTTTCACGCCTATTCAAATAGAAATGATATTGATAAATCAAAAGACTTGGTGAACACCAATAAAGATTTAATGAGACGAACTTTCCGCAAGCGCATTCAGATCGCAAATACTGCGTGGAACATTTATTCAAAAATCAATGTGTCTATCGCATCAGCATGGATTGCAGCACAAGAATTAGACCCTTGAAAACAATTTTTATAAAATCAAAAATCTATAGATTTTTGATTTTATAAACATCTCTTAGTTGCAGAATAGAAAATGCTAAGCATTTTCTATACGCACACTAACAATCTATGGTTTTTATTTTACGCCTATATCGAGATTAATTATAATGTGCAATTATTGCGGCGAATTTATGAGCCGTCTATACCGATATTAATAATAGGTAATTATATTGCTGTCTATACCGATATTAATAATAGGTAATTATATTGCTGTCTATACCGATATTAATAATAGGTAATTATATTGCTGCCTATATTGAGATTAATAATAGGTAATTATATTGCTGCCTATACCGAGATTAATAATAGGTAATTATATTGCGGTGAATTTATGAAATTATTTTTATAAAATATTTGATAAATTAATGATATCATATATTTTTTTTAATTTATTTTCATAATATATTATTTGATGACCACCACCATCTTGACTTTCAACACATTTAATACTTTCCATACATTTATCAAATGCTTTAATAACTTTATTAAAGTTACATTTAAAATAATCTTTTTTATTTTTGTATCTGTAATTATATAACATAGACCGAATACAAGTTTCTAATTGTAAAGGACATAATAATTCAACATAATGCACAACTTTTTTATTATGTATTGAATGTGTATTATGTATTTTAATCCTTTTATTCATGTCATCTGTTTTACCAAGTTTATAATATATTTCACCATCAATATCAATTTCTTCAGTGATATAAACCATTGCTCCTTCAGGAAATTTTTCAATTTTAAGATCATTTTGTAATAATTTATTTTTAGTTTCTAATTCATTAATTTTTTTAAGTAGTTTAGTAATTTCTTTGTCCGGTGAAAATATTTTTTGTTCTCTTAATTTAGGCAAAACATCATTAGTAATCCATTTAATAAATTTTTTAGATTTTTTTGTTTTAGATGAAATTAATAATGAGTATAATCCACTTTCATTAATATATATTGAATCAGGTTGTTGTTGTATTTCAAAACCAATATTCATATTTTTTAATTGTATTTTATCAATTTTTTCAACATTATTTGTAATTGCTCGTTTTGCTTGTTTATAGTTTAATGAAACACATATTTGTTTAGCATTAAACCAAATATTATTATTGTTATCTATTATAATAATAATTTTATGTTTTTCAAAATTAATAGTATTATATCTTGACATTATAATATACTATATATTTTTATAAAAAAGGGGGGCAAATGAAATACCCCCCTTTTTAAACAGACTAAAATATAGTATATAATTTAAGTTATTACATAAAATGGAGCAATTTGAGTTCAAGACGTATCAATGCAGTGCGCAGATAATGAACGGACAAAATAAAATTCTTTAATTTTTATTTTTCTGATAATGAACGGACAAAATAAAATTCTTTAATTTTTATTTTTCTGATAATGAACGGACAAAATAAAAATCTTTGATTTTTATTTTACCCCTACTTTATCACTATACTATGTAATGTGATAATGAGCCGACTATATAGAGATTAATTATAATACTAAACAAATTAATTTTTATAACAATAAATTAATTTTGTAAAAAAATTGTCAAAAAGATACTATTTATTTTATAAAAAAATTGAAAAAAAAAGATTAATTTGCCTCATAATATCATAATAATTTATTGTAGGTATAAAAGTAGTATTAATTAAACATAGGTATAAAAATGCCCCGATCGAAACAAATTAAATATGATGATGATATTAAAGTATCAGTATCATTAAAAACTGATAAAAAAACTAAATGCAAAGATAAATGTATTGATCACGATGATATTGACCAAGAGTTAATGTTATTTGATTCAAAAACTGGATGTCTTGCATATGATCACAATAAACCTAAACCAAACACGAAATAATTTCATTTATAAAAAATTGTTAGTTTGTGTATATTCTACATCTAAGATATATTTCCCGTAAACTAGAAAAATTGTTAGTTTGTGTATATTCTACATCTAAGATATATTTCCCGTAAACTAGAAAAATTGTTAGTGTGCGTATAGAAAGAGATATTTAATTAGGCAAAGCCTAATTAAAAATTGTGAAAATACTGATTCAAAATTCTAAAGAATTTTGAATTTCGTATCGCAGTCTTATTATATTGGCGGCTCATAAATTCGCCGTCTATATCGAGATTATTTATATTATTATTTATTTAATGATTTCACTTTTTCTAGAATATATTTTTCTAATAATTTAATAATTTAATAAAATTGTTTTGTATAGAGATATTTTACTAGCGCTCTCTCTCTCTGGGATAAAAAAGTGGATATCCATTAATTAAATTAAATAAGACTAAACTAATTAAAGATGTATATCCATATAATAATATAGATGGATTATAAATGTAATGTATGTGTAAAGGATTATAGTTCTTATAAATCTTTATGGAATCACATCAAGAAATATCATAAAACAAAGTCAGCTGAAAGTCAGCCAAAAGTAAGCGTAAAGTCAGCTGAAAGTCAGCCAAAAGTAAGCGTAAAGTCAGCTGAAAGTCAGCCAAAAGTAAGCGTAAAGATTATTATAGTAAATGGTATGTGAAATATCGTTATTGTTGTCCAAATAAAAAAATATCTGGATATCTAAATACTTATTCTGGGCCATTTATTGGTGCCAAGACTCATCATATTGAAGATGAACAAGATACAGATCAAGAAACTTTAATGCCATCTGGTTTAGAATGGTATATAGAATTATTGCGGCGAATTTATGAGCCGACTATATCGAGATTAATTATAAAATACAATTATTGCGGCGAATTTATGAGCCGACTATATCGAGATTAATAATAATGTGCAATTATTGTGGCGAATTTATTTATCCGTTTATATCGAGATTAATAATAATGTGCAATTATTGTGGCGAATTTATTTATCCGTTTATATCGAGATTAATAATAATGTGCAATTATTGTGGCGAATTTATTTATCCGTTTATATCGAGATTAATTTATTCTTTTATAATAACATATGGTTTAATATTAATTTTATTTTTAGTATATGCATATAATCCTAATAGATCCGATACTTCTTTATAAAGTTCTTCATTTTGTTGTTTTGATACATATTTACAATAACAATCATCAATTATTTGTTTTAATTTTTTAGGATCAACAGTAAATATTTCTCTATTTGGAATTAATCTTTTATTATCTAACTGAAAACCAATACATTTTTCTATTAATAATGGATTTTTAACTAGAGCAAAATATTTTAAATCAACCTCTTTAATTCTTCCAACATTATAATTGCGTAATCTTTGAACAATATCTTGCGTTCTTCCAACTTTGAATAAATTTTTTTTTCTATCATCAACCGCAAAGAAATATATAGATTCATACCCTCTATATATAGTTAAATCATTTTTATTTTCGATTGCTTGAAAAATCATTTTTTGATTTTCAACCATAAATTCTCTTAATTTAATAAAATACATTCTAACTGTTTCAGATTCTTGAGTATCCCCACTCATTGCTATTTTTTCGAAACATTGATAATTAATCATATATGTAACACTAGTTGTTTTTCCGGATCTAACTTTAATAAAATCAGCATTTTCAATAAATTTTTTTGTTTTAGAATATTTATTTTGCAACCTTCTTCTTACATTATCTAATGTAATATGTAGATAATCTGCAACTACTTTATCTTTAATATCAAAATCTAATTCACCGCCAATTTTAAACTTCATAAAGAAGGTGTTGATAAATTTAGTATCAATATTTGTATGTTTTTTTAACAAACTAATAAATATATTATCTTTATTCAACATATATATTGATATTAGAAATTATTTTTGTTAGGGTGCCTACCACCCTAACAAAAAACTAAACTTTTTTATAAATTAATTATATAATGATCTCTAAATTTTGAACAATTTCTTTTGATACTTTATCACGATTATTATAAATTATAAGTTTAACGTAATTCATAATCCTCATTACTCATATTACTTATAAACTTTTCAATAATTGATTGCATATTATGCAATTAACGGGAATGAAAGGAATACCTCGAAAAATAATCAATAAAAAATTAGAATATTTGGAAAAAGAAGTTAATGGAATATTATCAAAATTTATAAATAAAAATATATATATTACAAAAGAAATAGATGATATTAATATAATATTATTGAATAATAAAGGAGATAGATCAGATTTTGGTGGCGGAATGGAAACATTTATATTAACTTTAGCATTTAAAATAGCACTATCAGAGGTATTTAATAGTAATAAATGTGGTATACTATTTATAGATGAAAATGTTAGTGTATTGGATAAAGAGCATGTAAGTAAATTTAATATAATAAGTGATTTTCTGAAAAGATATTACAATAATATATTACTAATTACTCATATAGATGGTTTTCAAGATTATACAACAGATAGAATAAATATTATTAAATGTAAAACTAAATCAAAAGTTATATATACATAATTCTTTTATAAAATACAATTATTTTACCCATACTTTATCACTATACTATGTAATGTGATAATGAACCGACTATATAGAGATTAATTTATATTACCAGTTGAAAAAGATATTAATTTTATTTATAATATTTGTATAAAAATATTTTTATTTATTATATTTTTATATCGATTTTTTCGATATTTTTTAGCCTCTCAAAAATGGTGAAAGTGGATATCCATTTTATTTATGCATATAATTCATACATTTAAAGACATATACATTTATAATAATAGATGGAATATAAATGTAATGTGTGTATTAAAAAATATAGTTCGTATAAATCATTATGGAATCACAACACAAAATATCATAAATGTATTAGTGAAAAAATAGTTACAAATGTAGGAAAAATGCCAACAGATTGTCACCCAATTGTCACCCCAATCAATGAAAAAACTTATAAATGTAAACATTGTGGTAAAGTTTATAATAACCGTAATAGTAAATATAAACATCAAGTTAAATGTACTAATATAATTACAATACTTACTAATAAAATAGATGAATTAGAAAGTAAAATTAATAATAAAAGTATTATTAATGCGAAAATAAATAATAATAAAAACAATAGGATTAATAATGGAACAATTAATCATATTACAATAAATAAAGTTGGATCAGAATTACTTGAAAGATTAACAAATAAAGATATAGATAAAATTTTTGATAAAGAAATTGAATCAATATTTACATTTATTGAATTATTAAATTTTAACAGCGATTATCCTGAAAATCACAATCATTGTGTTACTAATTTAGAAAGTAAATTTGTAACAATATATAATTCTGAAACCAAAAAGATAGAAAAAGATAGGAAAAAATACTTTTTTGATTCATTATTATGTAAATCGATTGATCGTATGAATATTTTATTTAATAATAATAAAGACAAATTTACTACTATTAAACAAAATGAGATTACAAATACAATTGATACTCTTAATAGGTTAAAAGACAGTTATTATAACCCGAAATTATTCAATGAGTTAATATCTAAATTAAATCTGGTTGCATATAATAATAAAGATATTGTAATAGATACCTGGAATAATACCACTGAAACACTTGAAGATGATCTTAATGATATGAATATTGATGAATTATTATCAGAACGAAAAAGAAGAATGCAACCTGATATTATCGATAAAGAATAGTTATATATACATAATTCTTTTATAAAATACAATTATATTACGGCGAATGCAATGAGCCGACTATATAGAGATCAAATATAATATGCACTTATATTGCGGCGAATGTAATGAGCCGACTATATCGAGATCAAATATAATATGCACTTATATTGCGGCGAATGTAATGAGCCGACTATATCGAGATCAAATATAATATGCACTTATATTGCGGCGAATGCAATGAGCCGACTATATCGAGATTAATTATAATATGCACTTATATTGCGGCGAATGTAATGAGCCGACTATATCGAGATAAATAATAAAATACAATTATATTACGGCGAATTTATGAGCCGACTATATCGAGATCAAATATAAAATACAATTATATTGCG